CATAGATATCATCCTTCCCCTTACGTTTGCCACCTTGGACCATGTCTGTTTGCATTGCACCAGCCGTTACTTTTAGTGCTTGTGATTCCAGTCGTTTGATTTGTTCTATCTGACTGTCAATGTATCTATCAAGCGCCTTGATTTTTTGCAGCCGTTCCACTGTTCTCATAAATTACATTCCTTTATGGTATAATATTATTAATAGCGTTTGAACAGTCCTGGGCATTAGTCTGGGTCTTTTTTTATACAAGAATAAAGAAGGATTAGGGTACCACCTCCCATAAATTAGATTTAGCCATGCCACCAGCAATACAAGACTAGGTCTAAAAGAAATAAAAAAGGATTCCTCGATTCTATAACTTATTATTTACTGGATTTTCGTGTCGAGGTCTGTCAGCTCGACGGTGTCGAAAAAGTGTTAAAAAGTGTCCAAGCCACTAAAAATCTATATCCATTTTTTTAGTGTTTTGACAGACAATAGCTAGTGAGGGAGTCGAACCCTCGCAAACCGTTCTAGCTACACGCCTAACGCATAGGCTTTATATAGGGCTTTTCTGACCGTGGTCTTCTCACGGCCTACCCTGCCTTTAGTTCTATATTCTAGGGTTATGCGGTCGACTTCATCATCTAATCTCTCGCTCCACTCGTAGTTATTGAAGACAAAGTCAATAATCTCGCTGAATAGCTTTCTTGAAAGTAACCCTTCCATTTGAATAGCTTTCAAAGGTGTTAGGGCGGCTTTCTCCGCATAGCACAGATTAAGGGCATTTTGGGTTCTGTTAGCATTTTTCTGGTCGCAGTCCTTGACGTCTCTAATATAGTTGTTTAGGTTGTTAGGGTGTTCCTTACGTAGTTCTTCCACTTCCTTACGAAACCGTTTAAACAGTCCCTCTGGCAGTCCTGCGTTGGTTTTATCCAAAACCGGTTTAGTGGTTTTCCCTCTCGTATAATTAGTAGACAGATAATCTTGAAGGTCGTCGAATAGTTCATCGGAAATAATGCCTTCTAGTCTGTCTACAGTAGCTGGCGATATCCTCGCACGTTCCACGACTGCGCTATTAAATGCTTGGTAAATGATACGTGCTTGCACTTCACTGCACTGTTTCACATCTTGAAAAAACTGCTTATAAGAGCCTTTTTTATGTGCTTTTCTAAGTGCTGCATGCTCACTGACTAACCGTTGATATAATTCCTCGGTCAGCCCGGAATATTTGTATTTCACGCTCATAGGTGTCGCTCCTCTATCACTTTGTGATCTGTGACATATCCCTCTAACGAGATTTCTGTAAGTTCTCCAAAACTATACTCATATCGGCCTTTTTTGACCATAACTGTTGACAGTGTCCGTCTGAACTGCGAGTCCATTCCGCAGACAATAGCCATATCTTTTCTGAAACGGCCACGTTCAAAAACTACATCATAGAGTTTTGAGACGTTTTTCATTACTGCTTTCTTTCGTTGTCGTTTATTCATTGTTCCACCTCTACCAGTTCTGGATTTGTGTGGATGTCACCGATTATTTTAACTGTGAAATCTTTATTTAATAATTCACATAACGGTTCTGGTTCACCCTTAAGCACTGCGGCAATTTCTTGAGCTACGAACATTGCCTTAGACAAGTCGTACTCAACTAAATATTGGCTGCTAAAATAATCTGTAGTTTTTAGGATATCTCCTTCGAAAATCTCTTTTCCGGCACTGTCCGTCAATCCAGTTGATTGCATGAGATTGAGATCATTATTGATTATCCATTCATTTGACCCTGAATCTTCATCAAGTATCCAAATGCATGAATCACCAACCATTACTTCTGACGGGCTATACATGCGACTTAACGAGCCGCCGTCCCATGCCTTAAATCTTGGTATCATTGCCCCCGTCCTTTCAAATAGCTGGGAATATCATCCCCAACGTTAACGCTGTCATACTGTTCCTTGCTGACAAGGAATTTCCCATACGCCCCACAATCAAGCGTGTAGAGTTTCCCGACCATAGATTTGCCGGTTACCTTGCCGTGTAATTCAACGGCATTATCAGCCTTATGGATAACCACTGTCTCGATAGGTCTATTAACCACTCGTAGAACGGTAGTTACGTTAATGGCTAGCGAGACCATGAGCAGCACCGTAGAAATAGCTAGGTCATTATAAATCCTCTTCTTTGACGAATGTTCCATTTACCATCTTTCCTTTTCTGTTCTTGATTTCCTCGTATGCAATGCTTAGACACTCAGTAACATCAAGGTCTAATTGATGTGCTAGCACGATAATCGTTACTAGCGTGTCACCGATAGCGTCCTTAAGTGCTGCTTGCGGTTCTGTGAATTTAGTCGGCTTCAAGAGTACATCTCGAATTTCTCCGACCTCTTCCGTGATACGCATCCACTGAATCTTTGGGTCAGCTTGTTTTAAATTGCGTTCATCTGCCCACTCGTTGACCTTGTCGATTAGTTCTGACATACTGTCATACGTCGGTTCTTCAGGCTCTGCGATAAATACGAGTTTTACCATTACTCCACCTCCTTAACTTCCACGCCTTCGCAATCGAACATCCAGCCAAAATCAGCATCTTCTAGCTCTTTGCGGGTGTGTTCAAGAACGACATAGGAAGAGTTTTCCTTGCCCCCAAAATACCAACACTCCGTCAGTTTGCCGAAAGCCAACCACTGATGAGACCCGTTTATTCCTTTCACTCTAACCGTATATCTAGGCTCTTTCTCGACCTCGTAGCCATCAACCCAAGCACGAGCAAAGATATCTTGGTTTCTTGCCTTTTTAATCCAGCAAATAAGTTCATCACTTTTATTCCACTGTTTCAAAAAATCTGGATTCATAGCAGTATATAATCCTATTGCCAAATTTTCTTTACACACATCAATCCAATCCGCCACACATTGCGGAACGATTGGCTTAGGGAAGAACGAATCATATAAGTCTTCTGCGTAAGCTACCGAAATCCGTGCTACCTTAGATAGTTTCTGTACTGCTTCATTTCTGTTCATCATCGCTAATTTCCTCCATCCATACAGTGGCATCGTCCACTGCTATGCTTAGTTTTTTCAATGCTTCAACGTGGTTCAGTGCCTTGTCCTTATCTGTGAAATGGCACTCTTTAACATCATCCATCGTGCGTGCTACTCGTACTATCCACCGCATTCGACCAACTCCACTGTATACATCCTAGAATTGCGATATTTGACACCTCTCAAACGATGCAATTCGTTGATAGCGTCGTTCTTGTTATTGAAAACGTGCTCACTGTCTTCCATGTTGTCGTAATAAACGATTACTTTATATTTCATAGCTCTACTAATCTCCTTCCTCTTTCCGTTGTTCTTCGAGCGTATACTGGCGTTCCATAGTACCCAACGGTGCTAGGTGAAACACCTAACTGCTCAGCGATTTCACGCTTAGTTCCCATCGCTAGCAATTCTTCACCCTTGTATAAGGCGTATTCTTTTGCTCGCATAGCTCCATCATTCCTTTCAATAATTCATCATCCGGCAACTGTTCTAGCGTTAAGATACGGTTGAGTTTATTTACGTTGATACCTAACTTAGCGCTGATATATTCCACATCTTCGTGATTGGCCCAGAACCATCTCGAGAATTCTTGCGTTTGACCTAATACGCTTGTGTGGTCATAACTCCCTGGAGCATGTACACCGACTAGCTTGTCCTTGTATTTGCTATTCATTCCAACTCCTTAATTTCAAATTCAATGCGTGGATTAGGACTGTACTTCTTGCGAGCTCTTAAATCGCAAACAATACTGTCATCCGTCCAGACGATACCCTTCTTATCAACTTTGTTATAGCCAGCATTTGAAATGCTATCAAAGAGCGATTTGACAAGATTATCAACGTCTGGAGTTTTCGCATGCCAAAGCATTTCAGCCATGAATTTCTTGAATATATCCCACGTTTTGGCTCTAGCCTTTGGCGTGGGCATTTTTGATACATTAAGCGGGGCTTTCATGTAAAATACGACATCGACTGAAATAGGACCGTCGTAGAATTGTCCGTCATATTCTTGCTTGATAAGTTGCGAGCACTGACGACGCCACGCCTTCATTTTTGGGTCTTCATAAGTGCCAAATTTGCTGAATCGTGGCCTTGTTTGAGGTTTGGGCTCGATATTTAAAGTTATTTTCATAGAACACCCACCACAATCTCGTAATTATCAAGCGTTCTTCCGTTTTTAATAACGCTGCTCAAATAGCCTTTGTTTCTCCCAAGAAATACACTAGCCGCTCTTAAACTGTCGAATTTTATTGTTACACCGTCCGTCTTGCTTACTAGAGTCACTTTCTTATTTGTTTGCAACAACCCGTTTTTAAAAGCGTGTCTAATATTTTCTGACCGCGTCACCCATTCAAGATTTCCTGCGGAGTTGTCTAAAGGGTTGCCGTTTTTGTGATTGACCTCTTCTTTGTTTTCTGGGTTCGGAATAAACGCAGTAGCAACTAACCTGCTTACTAGGTGCGTTTTCATTTCGCCGTCTTTCCACAATTTAACCTTTTTATCTCTCTTGCCACCTCTTTGTCGCTTTTGTGTTTGTAATTTAAGTTTTCTGCGCTTCCATACACGCTTTCTAATTCTTCCGTGCCAATTACTGTAAGTTGTTTTTCCCTCGCATGACCAAATTGTCCCATCTGAACACGCTTCATAGATGCCTTCATATCCTTTTATCGGTTTAAATTCCATTTGTGACACTCCTTTGCATCAGAAAGGAAGCGAATCATCGCTGATATCCAATGGATTTGCGTTCCCGTATGGGCTGCTATCCCTCGCAAAGTTTGGTCCTTGCTGTTGCGGTGCTTGTTGCCCGTAAGGCCCTGCATAGCCGCCGTCATTGCCAAACGCTCCCGATGTATTGCCTTGAATAGCATTGCTGCCTTCACGCGCCGCACGGCTTTCTAACATTTGGAAGTTCTCAGCGACTACCTCAGTGACATACACTCTTTGACCTTGCTGATTCTCGTAGCTACGGGTCTGAATGCGTCCAGTAATTCCAATCAATGCGCCTTTCTTAGCCCAGTTAGCCAAATTTTCAGCTTGCTGGCGCCAGATAACACAGTTAATAAAGTCTGTTTCACGTTCACCATTAGCGTCCTTGAAATTACGGTTAACCGCAAGGCTGAACGTAGCTACTGCGATGTTATTACCAGTGTATTTTAGTTCTGGGTCTCTTGTTAATCTTCCAACAAGACAGACTGAATTAATCATTTGTTTTTCCTTTCTCTTTATTCACGATTTAAGAAATCGTCCAGTGTTAGAACCTCATGTAGTTTCTTTTGAGACTTGCAATAATCACAATGTCCACATTTTTTAGGTTCTTCATTTCCGAGTGCTACTTGATACACTCTGGGAGCGTGCTCTGTAATGTATTTAAGTCCTTCGTCCAACCATTCCTCGGTTAATTCAATGATTTCCTTATCCGGCTGTTTCTCTTTTGAGGCGGCCACGATAAACGGCTTGAATGTTGGGTAATCCATTTGGCGTAGCAATTCTAGGTAAGTCCCTAGCTGGACATGGTATTGAAACCCTAGAATGTTATTGACGGCAGTTGGCACTTTGGTACGCAATTCCTCTGACCATTCCTTAGCCCAGATAGATTTCATGGTCTTTAAATCGACCACATAGCCTTTTGAAAAATTGATACTATCCAATTTGCCCTTGAATGGCACTCCAGCGATAAAACCAGTAACAATCTTTTCTTTTTCAACCTTGTCACCTTTTTTGCCGTGATAAAGATTATTGAATAGCGTGTCATCTTTAAGTGTGTCGATAACCTTCTCAGCTAACTTGAAATCAGATAACAGCCCATAAGGTTTGCGGCTTGAGAACATAGCTTTTTTGTTATCTTCTTTGAATTTCTCGTGTGCTTCCTCACTCTCGAAATAGCTATGGACATAGTTTCCAAACAGTAGAGGTTTTTGATCTCGTTCGTCATCCCAAATACCATCATCGATAGCTTTAGCTCTAGCCTCGCATTTCATGTATTCCTTGAAACGACTTACAGACATATAGGTTTTGTCAGAATAATAATTATCATCCGTCAAGATTGTTAGTTCAGTCATTTTCTACCTCTTTGATTTTGGTTGAATCACCTTCGAACAAGCTGACTTCTTCGATGATTTCACCAGTTTCAGAATCTACGTTTTTATCCGTTTCTGGTTCATCACTCATAAGGTCGCCCAAAAGTGTCTGGGTGTCCTCGTTTTTTGGTGTAACATCGATAGGGTCAGCCTTAACTTCCTCAGTTTGATTATCTGAGATAAGGCCCTCTTGCATTTCTGTTGATAGAGGGGCATATTTGCTCAAAATGCTCTTGAGTACGGTTTTTTGAGCCATAGCGTCAAAATCTGTTGACCATGGCCCTCTTGCGTAAGTCTTTGAAAAGCGTTTACCGTGTGATTCCGCTTGTTCTTTCGTCCAGAATGTCAGCTTTTTAAAGCCGTTTACAAGCTCGAAGGTTGCAAAATAGCCATATACTTCATCTTCTGGTTGGGTGAAATCAATATCCAATGTTTCAAATAGTGGGTCATACGATTTGAATTGTGCTTTATAAACCTTGCCGGAATTAATAGCCTTAAACTGACCGGAGCGGATAGCTAGCTGGATAAGTCCTTTGTACCCTAATTGAAATTGTGCATCTTGCTTGTATGGCACGATATAAGCAAAACCCAAACTTGGCTCAATAGGTAGATTTAGTACCGCTGCTTTCATTGCTGCCGTCATGATTGATGTATTACTAGCTCTTGCTAGTAGGTTGTTATTGTTTACGATTGACAATAGACTGGCCGTAAATTGTCGTTCATTGCCGTTCAACACCTCTTGGAATTTCTGTTTGACTGCTGGTGTGTTGAAAAAATCTTTGTGTGCAAGTTGATTCGTCATACTTTTGTCTTCCTTTTTGTTTTAAATGCCCTTATTTCGCATTTTAAGGGGGTATAGTGCGATTTTAACGGTGTCTTAGTCAATTTATACCACCGAGCAAAACACACGCCTTAAAATCGATTTTAGAGGGGTTTTCTAGTGTGCGCTAAAAATCTGCGTTGATTTCTTAGCAAAATACATATATTCGTTGATTTTGCTGATAAACGAGTATAAATCTAGCTCATCCATCATTTTCTGTTTGTGCCCCTCTGAAAACACAAGTCCATGAATACGCTCGTAGTCTTCAAAGAGTTTTAGTTTAACTTCCGTTTCTGTCAAAGCATCATCCTCTTGTCTTGTTGCGTTTTGAATTGATAAACATGTTCGTTCGTCGTTCCAAGTCCTGTCTTCTTGAAAACCCTCGAATAGACACGTTTCCCATAAGTGCCCATGATGTCCCGTGGACTTAGGTTAGTAGTAACGATAGTCTTGGTACGTTTGTTCAAAATGCTGTACAAGATACCGTTAGACCACTCTGTCACTTTTTCAGTGCCTAAATCGTCGAGCACTAGCCATTCAGCTTCCGAAATGCGTCTGATGTATTCGGCTTCAAGGCTGAAGTCCTCTTTGATTTTCGCTAATAGGTCAACCACGTTGATGAATAGCCCCATCTTTTTCGTGTGATCAGACAAAGCTTTAAGCGTTGAATATGCTAGGTGGCTTTTGCCCACTCCAGTATCGCCAATCAAAACAATGTTGTAGTCTTGACCGTCCAGGTAACCTTTAAGTTGGCTTCTAACATTTTTTAAGTCTTCTTTCTGTTCTCTGGTTACTGCCTTGTAATTGTCAAAGCTAGCATTCTTCAAATCGTCATCCAGCAAACTGAAATCTTTGAGAAAGTACAAGCGTTTCTGTTCTTGTTCTCGTTCGTACTGCTCTTGTGCTTTGATAGCATTCTGTTGATCTTGTTCTTCCCTGTGGCAAAGCTCACACACTGTGTAGGGTTTTGAGTTCGGAAACTGAATTGTGACATAGTGCCGTTTATGTTTCTCGCAGTATTTATCGCTAACCGTCATATACTGCCTTCGCATTTGCTTAGCTGTGCTTTCTAAACTCATAAGCATCACCTCTAATATTTGCTACAAGCTGGACCAAATTTAACTGGTTGGTCATCAAAGCTTTTACGACTGTCAAATTGGCGTTGTTCTTCATCTTGCTGAGCAACTGTATGAATCCCGTTTTGTGCCCAAGCTTTTAAAATAGAGTTGACATAGCCAAATGAGCGTTTTGAGTTGTCGGCAGCTCTATCTATGGCACGTTTGACTAACATAATTTCTAACTTATCGAAATCGATATAACCTTTTAGTTTTTCCATTTGGTATCCGTCAATAGGTCCGATTCGTTCTTGATAATGTCTGAAAATATTAAAATCTGATTGGTCATCAGCAGCAGAAGAAGAAAATTGACTAATTTCTGATGTTTCATCCTCTCTACTGTTAGATTTACTTAAATTAGATTTACTTATATTATCTTTACTTATATTGGGTAAACCAGTGGTTTCCGTTTGGTTTACCAGTGGTTTACCAGTGGTTTCATCGGTGTTTTCCTCTAGTAACTCTTTGTAAATACTAGGAACATACCTGTCTTTTCTGACCGTGTTTTGTTCGTGAAAATCAACCACGAAATAGACCATTTCATCATTAAGAGGTTTCACGAATTGTTTGATAACTAAAAGCCCTAGATTATCCTCGTTAGCCCCTATCATTCTGAGGATAGGGAACGCTTCCACCACTCCATCATCGTCGCAATTTTGGATAAGATGGAAATAAAGAGCTTGAGTTTCTAGCGGCAAGCGTAGAAAACGATGTGTTTGAGTTACGGTTTTACTTATCATCCTACGGTTTCCCATTTGAACCTCCTGGTATAGTATTTCTGATTATCTGCCATAATTAATGCCTACCCTCCCACCACTGCTAATTATTTAATTACTTGTCTTCTTTGCCGTTGTACTTCTTGAAGCTCAATCCCAAAGTTGTGATACCAGCAGCAATTACTACCAATCCCAAAGTGCTAGCGATACCTTCTTTCTCACCAGTGTTTGGAAGAGTGCCACCGTAAACGGGTGTATTTACCGCCTCTTTTGGCTCAGAATCGAGTTTATAAGATACTGTGGTAGATTGTGCCACTTTGTTATTAGGACGCTCTACGCTCGTTTTAGGGGCTTTTTCTGGTGTTGGTTTAGTTGGCTCTGCTGGAATTTCAAGCTCTGGCAAATCCAAGATAGGTGCGTCGTTTGGAATTACTCCACCCTCGAATGGTGGGAGTTCTCGCACCTCTGGGATTCCCGGAATACCGCCTTGGAATTCTGGTTTATAATGAATAGGCGCTTCATTTGGTACTGTGCCACCGTTCCATTCTGGCTTGTCGTAAACTGGAGCTTCATTTGGCACTGTGCCGATTGGCTCAGTGTATTCTGGAATTTCAACCACTGGTGGGTCAATAGGGACTACACCGCCTTCAAATTCCGGTTTTTCATACTTCGGAGCGTCGTTTGGTACAGTTCCAATCGGTTCGGTATACTCCGGCAACTCACGGACTTCCGGAATGCCAGGGATACCACCCTCAAATTCTGGGATGTCAACTTTTGGAGCTTCACGGGGGATTTCAAACGTTGGCTCCGGCTTATTCTCACCAGACGCATCACCCCGACCGCCTACGAGCTGAATTTTTTGGTATGCAACAGAACCATCATTTTCAGCTTTCAATTCAATCTTGTTAGTAGGGTTAGTTGAGTCCTTAACAGCATTTACAAGCTTAGTCTTGTAGTACAAGTAAATCATGTGGTCTAGTCTATCCATTCTGATTTCAAAACCATGCTCAGATTTTGAGATAGACTTAACTAAGTCCATAGATGAACCTTTGTCAATCCAAGGGTCTAAACTTTCAATGTTCTTGATTTCAAAGTAGTTATCAACAAGCTTTTGGTTTTCTGACATCTCGTCAATGATTGATACATAGTTTAGTACTCGTTTTGCATAGTTAACACGAGCAGTCCAATTAATAACAGTAGGGTCTTCTTTGTCTTGGAATCCCCACTTTGTGATAAGTTCATCTTTACCGATGACTCCCTCATTACCAACATTAGCTGTTACCACAGTGCCGTTAAAGTTGACATTTACTGGCTTCCCTGCCACAACTTTATCTGTCCAACTTGCATCAAGTTTTAGACTCATGCTCTTATTTAGAGGATGTGACTTAAAGTAGTCGTTGAATACAGTGGTTACTTTGTTAGTGGTAGCATCCGCTGTAGCTTTACCAACGACTGCCTTCTCTGGATTGTGTACATCAAACTCGTAAGAGGTTTGGAATTTCACTTCTTCGGGCAAGTCAAAAGTAACTTTGTCCCCCTCGTTAACCGGCACATTGTCTGGAATTTGAATATCTTTGTATTCAACTTCGAATGGTGAGTATTTACCATTGCCGTTAGGGAAGGTAACCTCAACGTTAGGGTTTTCGACTGTGATAGTGTCCCCCGCTTTAGTCACTGTAGTAGGTGCTGCTTCGACTGGTTGAGCTGCTTCTGTAGTTGTTGTTGGAGTTTCTGCAATAGGTTGTGCTTCTACTGGAGCTGGTGGAGTAAATACTGGTGTTTCCGCTACTGTTTCACTTGGTGTTACTGTAACATTCCCAGCATTGTCAGCGGTATAGACATTAGCGGCAGTTGGTTGTGTGTCTGCTACTGGTTGAGTGGTTTCGTCTGCTGATACTGCCCCAGCTCCAATCAATAGAGCTATAGCTAGCGCCAATGTGCCACAAAGCCCATAGGCTTTTGATTTAGTAAAAGATGGTTTAGCGACTGTTTGAGTGTTAAAAGATTTCATGGTATAATCTCCTTGTAAATGTTTTTTTCTTGCGCAGGCCCTCACCTGTGCTTTTTTAGTGCTCTCAACGTGCACCCACAACCTCGCCGCTTTGTAAATATGTTTTTTTAGAAAGATTTTTGTGTGGGTAGTAAAGTGTTAATTTTTTGGGGAAAATTATGGGTATAAGATGCACTCCACGACGAGGTCATGGCTGCACGCTGAAATATTGACGTTATTTGCTATATTTCTGTTTAAGTCGTTCTTGTTTTTCCTCTGGGGTTTCAACCCATTCAAAGAACGGCTCTGGTTGTTTGGGTTTCTTTCTGTTTAGCAATTTCTTTAGTAGTTTCATGAGTTACCCCACAAGTTGGTCTTCTGGCAAGCCATGATCTAGGTTGTAACGTCTGGCCTTAGCTGTGTAAGATTCCCATCGTGGGACTACGTAAGTTTCAGTTTCTTGCTTTTTGTTTGACCAAATCCATCCGAATAATTTTTTCATTGTTAATTCCTTTCTTATTCCCTAACCGCACTAGAGAACTAGTGAGGTTTTTTAATTCATATATATTTAAGGAGACTTATGAATGTCAAATCGTTGTTGCTTACTTAGTTGGTATCGTTCAGTTTCCTCACTAGCTCACTGCTACGGCTAGGGGTATGTGCTAGGCAATCTCTTGCCAGTTATTGTTAAACCAATCTCTTACGGGGTCCCGTGGGTATCTGATTTGTGACCCACGCCCTTTGTCGATTTTAGGGAAGCCGTCTAAGTTGGTTATCCGTAAAAATTCTGTGTAGTTGCCAATTCCAAGCATCGACTGGCACTGTTTAGCAGTTAAAATCATGGGTAGCGTTTCGTCTAAATCAAACGCTTTTGTTTTATCTGCTATCACTGCCGTTAACATGCTGTTAAATTGGTCAGCTAGTGGTTTGAATGGGTCGTTCATGATACACCCCCCTTCCTATCCTGGCAAATACTCTTGGTTAAGAAATTTGTTGATGAAATACTGCTGACCCTTGCCAGTGACCTTAGTCGTAGTGTTGACTGTGGTGTGACCGTCAGCGTGGTTGATATTGGTCTTCTTGAGTTCAAACAGACCTAGTTGCATACTTTTCTGCGTTGGTTGATTCCAAGAATCCCCACGGCGACTAATTAGATAGCCGTTAGAGCGTAGCCACTGAAAGAGTTTGTTTTGACCGATATCAATCCCATTCTGTTTCAAGATTTTAGCCAGCTCACCAATTAGACAAGATGACTTACTAGCACTCACTGCGTCAGCAAACAGCACCTTAGGACGGTCAGCTTCAATTTGTGCTTCTAGCTTATGGACTTTCTTATCAGCCATGAGCAATGCTCTTGCCATGATTTTCTCTGGACTATTGAAGTCTTTTTCTACTTGGATGAAGTAGGTTCGGACTTCTTTGCCTTTGTCTGTTCGCTGAATCATTGCGATTTCTTTTGCCATGTCTAGCTTGATGATGTGGTCGACTTTGTTGTGTCCACCCCGTCCTGTTTGCTGCTCATTTTTGAGAAGCAAAAAATCTTGATTTTCTGTGAAGCCATAGTCAATCATTCGATTGAACCAGTCGGCATATTTTGTTTTGACTCCCAAAGCCTCGTGTAATTGTCTACCAGAAACAACTGGCTCATGGTTTTCATTTAGTGTTACATTAATTAACTTGTTCATTGTTTATTCCTTTCTAAATTAGCTTTGTTAGCTAATACTTTTTCTTTTAAAACATTAAGACCGAATGGATCTTCTTTGATTTCCAAGCAGGTTTTTTCAATCTGTTCAGCTTGGTTGAAAAGCATTTCACGGTCTTTGTTTCTTTCCTTGAGTTCTGCGTCGATAGACTCAAGGGTTTTTGCGATGCGTTCTAATATTTCGTTCATTTTGTTCCTTTCTATTTTTGATATAATAGTTTTAAAAAATAATTGGAGTTTTATTGTGGAAGTTCTATCAAACAAAGCGCATTGCTTAATCAAAACATTTATTAAAATTCGGAAATCTAACAAACGAGGTCGAATTTACTATCAAGACAATCAAGAATTACTTGATAACAATCGCATTTTTGTCCAAGAACTTTGTGACAAAGGCTTATGCGTCAAAGACGTTTCTGGCGACGTAGGTCTCACGGAGAAAGGTCTTTATTATCTGCCAGAACACAAAGCATTCATGGATCGGACGCTATTAACTTCTTTATGGCTTCCATTCATAGTTTCTATTCTAGGAACATCTTTTACCTTGTTTCTTAATTATTTGATAAAACTTGTGATAGGCTTAATCAACTGTAAAGGGTAAACCAAATAACTTGTGGAGAAGCAGTTTGATAATAAGGAAAACCCCTACCCCAACAATCGAACCCAATATAGAGCCGACAATTGCCAAAAAGGTACAACTTATCATTAACCCGGTATAACTCCAAAGCCAATCGTCAATGACGTCTTTGATTTTTTCAAAGGCTTTTTTTATTTTCTTCATTTTGTTTATTGTTTCCTTTCTAATCTATACGAAATTTCGTATATCTAGGTTAAAAAAATTTAGGCTTCGACACGTTCGCTGAATAGGTATTCTAATTCATATTCTGGGAAGAACGCCTTCTTGATAGCTACTGTTTCGCCAAAACTGAAATCTGTAACACCGTTGATTTTGCTACGAACCGTGCGGTAATCAACTCCGAGCAAGTCTGCGATGTCTACTAATGTTACGCCTTTACTCTTACGAATTTCTTCAATGTTTTTCATTTGCTTCCTCCTTCCTTAAGCTTGATTTAAGTATATACTAATTTTCGTACACTGTCAACAGAAAAATACGATTTTTTTTACTTTTTTTATTTACCTATACGATTTTCTGTGTTAATATATAGGTAGAAATAAAAATGAGGGTTATAAAAATGCAGGCTGAAGAAAGAATTAAAGAGCTTATTATAGCTAAATATGGAAATGTTAGAGCTTTTGCGACAGAAAGCGGCATCTCTTACACTACTGTTCGCTCTATTTTGGAACGTGGTATCATGAACGCAAAAGCTGAGAATGTTTTCAAGATATGTCATTTATTGGGGATATCACCAGACACTGTTGCAGATTGGGGAGTTTCCGAAGAACAACAACCCAGCCCCCATGACATCGACGAAATCATAGCCAATGCCATGATGTTCGACGGCAAACCTCTTACCGAGAGCGACAAACGTGCCATTCGTGGCATAATCGCTGGTTACATGAGTAGCAAGGAGAAATAGTATGGTAAGTATCGCTATGAAGCCAAATCCGTTTAAGGAAAAGATTGCTGGGGTCAAACTTTCTGAAGCTGACAGCGGCGAAGAACTTAGCACATTAAACAAGTTATCGAGTTATCCGACGGGCGTGGCGCTGAATTGTTCTATAGACTTCTTCAACATCCAACCCGAAACGAACTACACGCTAGTAGTTACTGCAAATTTTCCGAGTGGAGAGTCTCATCCCTTCCATGCTACGAACGTCTATATACCAAAGTCAAGCATTTCAGCCCCTGATAATGAAGGGTACGGGAAAGCGGCCGGGGATTTTGCCTTTGATTTAACCTTGATGGAAAAAGGGGATTTGTTCCTGTTGTTCGCTTTGATAAAGGGTGATAAGGTTGCTGATACATTTTACTGCTACTATTATTTCGGGGGTGGTATAAATGGATAATACTCGAGATATCGAAATTCCTAAAACAAATGACACCGCAAACGCTAGACAGTCTAAGGTAACTTCTATAGACTCCGGCAAAAGAATCAACACCCAAACACCCCATGCAAGTGATATAATGGACTTACAAAATCAAATAGATGAGGTAAGAAAAATGGCTATTGACTTGTATCGTGAACTGGATATCCAGGCGCTTGAGCAAAGATTGGAAAAGAACGAAGAAAACACTCAACGCATTCTCCAGCAAACAGCCCAGAGTTTAAATCAAGATAAGACTGAGCTATCTCTCCGCACTGACCAGTTAGGACGTCGTATTGAAAAAATTGAAAACAAACTGGACGACATGTATGCCAAAAACGAACTGGACTTAAAATTCCAGATGATGGACCAAAAGATTGACGCTAAATTTGATACCTTTGGTCAACGCATGGAAAACATGTTCTTAGCACAAACCAATAGGCAACTTGAGGAACAAGCCAAGAATAGAAAAGAATTCACTTATTGGTTTATTGGTATCCTTGTAGCTCTTGCCGGTATTGCTATTCCTGTCTGGTTCGGCAAATAATATCATGGAGGCTCTATGACTGAAAGTGAATTGCTTGAGCAGTTCAACGTGTCTCTTTGTGAGTTCGACTCTAGTCAGTGGCCCAGAAACGGCTTTATCGACACGATAAATAGGGTTGTTTACATCAACGGGGATTTAGACCAAGACACTCGTTTAAAGGTTATTTTGCATGAAATAGGGCACTTAGAACACGATTCTAAAAACTATGAGCGATTGCGTGAGAAATACGAAGCTCAAGCTAATAGAAATATGATCCATGAATTGTTGAAAAACGAAAATCTTGATGATTTTAATTACTTACACTTTATGGAAAAATATAATCTCACCACTATTTGTGATGAGACTTTTGTAAAAAATGAATATTTAAAAATGATGAGGAATTGATATGAAACTTTTGAAAAAATACAAATGGTATATCTTAACAATTATAGTTTTATTCTGTTTTGGCTTAATGTTTGTGCCACGGTCTGGGAAGGAACCGAAGGAAACAAAACAGTCTAAGACTGTCAAAGTAACAAAACACTCCAAAAAGTCAAGCAAGCATAGTTCTTCTTCGACTTCAAAAGTTTCTAGCAGTTCAAGTTCAGAGCAACCGCAACAACCACAAGAACAGACGCAAACTGAGGCTTCTCAAGATCAGCAAGAAAAACCTATTGACGGTGTAGGGCCTACGCAATCACAAGTAGACCAAGCGACTGAACAATATGGGTATACTCCGGGGTATGGCGGAGTGCCTTCCGATTCTCCTGAGATAGCAAGAGAACAATCAGACCAACAAGCACGCGAAAACTGGCATGATAGTCAAGTTGAGTGGGCTAAACAACAAGGGCTTATGGAT